CAAGCACAATCAGTAAATGTTTATGTTAAAACACCAGACTCATTACTCGATCTTACAAAATTACATTTATATGGATTTGATCTTGGAATGAAAACATTTTATTATTTAAAACAACAAAAAGAAACAGATGAAAGTATTTGTGAGTCTTGTAGTTAATTCTACAGTACTTTTAAATTATTTAAACGTAGTTTAATATTAGAGTGATATAATTACATATATAAAAAATAAGGAAATTCAATGGCATTATATGAATATAAATGTAAAAATGAAATGTGTTCTGAGTTTGAGAAACCTCAGGTTATAGAAATAGCAATGAAAGAATATAGTATTGATAAGATACCTAATTGTGTAAAATGTGGTGAGAAATGTGTTAGAATTTTTTCATTATCAGGACATCAAACATTCTTTCAGGGTTATAATGGAAAATAAAGGAGAATTTATGTATGAAGTAATAGAATTAGGAAATGGCTCTTATTTAATTATAGTAGATAATGAAGATATTAAAGTATCTGATTTTGAATTCTCCGATAAAGGACTTTCCTATACAATTGAATTAGCAGATGAAAGTAAATTAACAGATGAACAGGCAAATAAAATAGTTAAAGATAATTTATCTAAGATAATAGTAGATTATATTAAATCAATTAATGAAATTGTATTGGATGATTAATAATGATATCTGATGTTAAAAAAATTAAAGAAGGCACATTCATGATAAATGAATCTGTTATTGTTTCAAATATCGATTTTAGTGATGATGAAGGTGTAATATATTCATTAGACTACGATGAGAATTTAATACAAGAGCAGGAAGCATTTAAATTAGTTGATTTATTTTTTAGTGAAATTTTTGAAAATTATTTACAAATTTAAACTAAATTTAAACTAAATTTAAACATATTTTGATATAATAACATATCTAAAATATTCAAATAGAAGGAAAAAAATGTTTTTAAATAAAGAATATATACTAGCTAATGAGTTAGTACAGAAAATGGATATACATATTGCTAACATCTCAATGTTAAAACAAAAGATAGAAAATCAAGCTAATTTTGATGATATCATCAAAATGAATAATTGTACATTTGTTAACAGAAGATCTAAATATTTACCAAATAATATTAAAATGGGTATTTTAACAAATACATTTACAGATTTATCAAATAAATTACCAGTAACATATATAAGATCTGAATTTGGTGTATCTGAAAAAGAATTATTTGCAGCTGATATTGTTGAAGGTAAAATTAAAATAGCAGATAAAGAATTTTATGTATTTAAAAATGATTTTATTGATAAAGTAAAAAATGGTATTATTAATATTTTAGATAAAGAAGATAAAGAAGATTGTGAGTATCAAGGAAGTATAGATGGTAGTATTAAATTGTCTAAAAATAAATATTTAACTTGGTATAATGTATGGTAAAAGAAATGAAAATAATACTTATAAACGGAAAGAAAAGATCTGGTAAAGATTATTTTGCTAAACTTTTACAAGATGAGCTTTATAAAAATAAAAAAACGTCTTGTATAATAGGATTTGCCGACCCAATTAAAGAAATAATCTCAAAGACATTAAATATTTCTTTAAGTGATTTAGATACATTTAAAAATACAAAAGAGAAAATTATTGTACAAAAAAATGGGTTTCAAGAAATTACTGATTTTAGACAAGTTCTTCAAACTTTTGGCACGGAAGCAATGAAACCAATTTTTGGTGAAGGTGTATGGGTTAAGTTATTTTTATCTCGAGCACATTCATCGCACGTTGATTTTGTAATTGTGCCAGATTTTAGATTTATATCTGAAGAAATTTCAGAAATAACTGTTAAAATAAGAAATGATGAAATTGATTATGCATGTGAAGATTCACACACTTCTGAAAATGAGTTAAATGATTTCAAATTCAAATACACAATCGATAATTCTGGTTATAGAGACATTGAAGATGATGTAAAAAATTTTGTTAGAGAATTATTAAGCGTCAATTGACGGCGCTTTATCATTATCTCTTTTATAATAATCGTATCTAATTTCTACTGACATATTATGTTGAGTTATATCATCTTGTGTATCAAATAATACATCACCTACTGATTCTATTCTACAATTGTAAAATTCAAACTTTAATAACTTATTACCTTTATTATTATTAATTTGAATCCAAAAATCAAATGTTTTGTCAGTAAAAGTACCATTTTCTACATCAATATTTTCAAAAACTTTATCCATAAATTCATTATATATTTCAAAGTTCTCATCTAATAAAATTTCAAATGACAAATTGTTGAAAGTAATAGTATCTCCAGCTAAAAACATTTTTGTTGAAAACCGTCCACCTACTTCAGGATGATTTAAATTTAAACCCGGAAGATTTACATTAGTAAGATAAAACGGTAAGAGTGCTAATTTATTAGATCCGGCTATAAAATTAGTTTTCTGTGCAAGATTGTTGTAATTCATTTAAAATCCTTAATTTTTTAATTAACTATATGTTATAATATATTTATAAACAAAACAAATAAGGAATAATATGATAAAAGTTGAAAAGTCTGATTTAACAGAATATTCTGAAGAACCTATTAAAAAAGAACAAAGACAGAAACATAACTATACAAGTGAATTAGAATTAAAATCTCTTTTAATTAGAATTAAGAATTCTAGAGAGTATAATTTTTCACAAAAGAATAATAAAAAAATAAATAAATATATTCTTTGGCACACTAAAATAAACAATAAGAGATATGATAATACTATAAAAAGAAATATTATTAAATCAAAATTAAAAGAAAAAGCAGTTCAATTATCAACTGAATGTAATATTGATAAAATATCATATGAGAGATTTGGTGAAATTATATTATTAATGATAAAAAATATTCTTAAGAAACCACAATTTAGTGGTTATACATATAGAGATGATTTTTTCTCTGATGCTGTGTATAAAATTTTAAAATATCTCGGAAATTTTAATCATATGTTAATATCTAAAATCACAGGTCAACAAGTTAATTCTTTTTCATATATTAGTCAAATTATTCATAATAGTATTTTATTTATTATCAATACTAAGAAAAAAGAAAACGAGAATATGAGAAAACAAGTTTCAATGGAAATGTTAAATCATAATCTTACATTGAAAAATACAGATGAAGTAGCTGAAAGTAAATATTTAACAAAATTTGAAATTGAGGAAGCAGAAGAAATCAACATTAAAGAAATCAAAATATCATTATTAGAAGAAATTAAACAAATTGAATTCAATGAAGATGGTAAACATAAGTATGATATATATTATCCAATGGATTATAGAATATCATTTAAAGAGTACCAAGATCTAAGACCTTATTTAAAAGGTAAAATTAGTATCATAAGGAAAAAATAATGACTTATACTGAAGAACAATATCCTTTCATAGTGAATAACTTGATAAAATATATTCAGAAAATTAAGGAAACTGAAAAGACAATTTCACTTGTTGATATAATCATGGATTATTGTTTCAAATTTAATATAGAAATTGAGCTTATTGGAGATGCAATCAGTTCAGATTTATATTTTAAATCTTTCATAGAAAAAGATTGTGAAATTAACAAAATATTCAAAACAAAAAAAAATATTAATATAGACGAATGGTGATTGGTGATTNTATTTAGAAAGTTATATTTCATAAATATACAAGAATAAACCTTAATTATAAGGTTCAATTTTAAATTCTGTGAAAAGATTTTCCAGAATTTTAGTTAGTTTACCAGATTTTGGGTATTCTGGAAATTTTTTCTTTTTTAACGAAAGCAAGTACTGTTTTTTAAGTTTATTATAATTACTTTTTGAAACAATTTGTTCTTTTATTTTCTCATTCGGATGTATTAAATTAAAATTATCTTTTTTGTAATATTCTATTAATTTTTCCAAAATATCTATTCTACACTTTACATTTTCAGGTTGTTTATATCTTTGAGTGCTATTCCAGACCTTTCCCTCAAATATATTACATGACCTACAAAGTACTCCTCTAACTAGTCCTGATCCATCTTCTCCGATTGTTTCCTTTTTTGTCATGTGTTGGTGATCTAGTGAATAACCTGTGACTTCAGAAATTTCAATTCCACATAGTGCACAACAGCCGTTCTGTTCTTTGAGAAGATTTTCTCTAATTGC